TACTTGCAGGGTATTTTACAAGAAAACCCGATAACCTGCGATTGTCAAGAATGAAAAACCCTTATGAAAAATTACTCAATAGAAAGAGAACTTGGACACCAGTCCAGACCACAGCTGGTAAGCTTAAAGATGGTGCAGAAGAAGCCATCTACCGTGCTCTTGCAATACGGCATATGGAGCTACCAGTTGGCGAGTTTATTACAGAAGCACTTGAGAAAGATGTTCCCGACTCTGCAAGAACACTTTTAGAGTCAAATGTAAAAGATGAGGTCAAACACGACCTCGCCCTTACATATATCACCAATGCTATAGGCGTTGATGAAAAAGCAGAAGCCGAGGCTTTCAAGCTAAGAGATGCTTGGGAATCTCACCCTGACCACACTATATTAAAAGCATTGGTAGCTGAACGTGCTATATTCTTTGTTATTTTACCTTTCTTTAGGTTTTGTGGTGATGCTGGTCTTAGAACAGTATCAGCTGATATTTCCAGAGATGAACAAATACACGTGGCTTGTAATAGTCTCGTCTGTTCTGCTATGGGTCTACGCCCTAGTAATTCTTTGGACAAACTTAGGAAGGCCACGATTAATTGGATATTCCAGCCTCTAGGTATAAATACTACCGATAAATATTTGGACAAAAATTTTTGGCTGGATTCATCAGATCGATTAATGTATGAGGGCAAGGCACCTCAACTTTCTGACACCAGATCAGCCCGTATGCCCGCTTTCTTTGAACATGCAAACACAAATCTACCCCAGTACGCTTAACCTCCACTCGGAGAAGCTAGAAAAATTAGTTGAAGATTTAGAGAATCAATTTCCACCTCACACCATCCATCCAAAAGAAGAGATAACTGCTATCATGTATAAAGCTGGACAAGCTAGTGTGGTAGCATATGTAAAACAATTATTAGAATAATATGTGTTTATTCAGAGGACCAAAACCTACAGCAATGAATACTCCTCCGGCAATTACACCGAGGATAGATACTGCTACAACTTTACCTGCAGCTAAACCTACAGTAGATAAAACTGAAACAGCTCAAGTATCATATGGTACAGGTCAAAAGAAAGCTGGACCTGCAGCTGGTAAAAAGAGAGGGACAGATCAATTAACAATAGCTCTTAATTCAGGTAGTACAGGATCAAATACAGGAGGTATGAATGTATAAGGCAAGTCAAAGATACAGTCAACTAGCTTCAGGACGTTCACAGTTCTTAGATACTGCAGTTGAATGTTCAGAACTTACCTTACCTTATTTAGTACAACATGATCTAAGTTCAAAAAGTGGAAAGAAAGATTTACTACAACCATGGCAGTCAGTAGGTGCCAAAGCGGTAGTTACATTGGCAGCTAAATTAATGTTAGCATTGCTACCTCCACAGACAAGCTTCTTCAAACTACAAGTCAAAGATGACAAGATAGGTGAAGACTTAGATCCAGCAATGAGAAGTGAATTAGATTTATCCTTCGCTAAGATAGAAAGGATGATACTAGATTACATTGCTGCACAAAATGATAGAGTTGTAGTACATCAAGCATTAAAACATCTGATAGTATCAGGTAATGCTCTTATCTTTATGGGTAAAGATGGACTAAAACATTTCCCACTCCAAAGATATGTTGTAAATAGAGATGGTAATGGTAACATTCTAGAGATAGTTACTAAAGAAATTATCAGTAGAAAGGTACTAGGTATTGAACCTAAACCCTCGTACCCAAATGACCCTAATAAACAGGGTGCAGGTTCAGATGAAGATGACGCAGAAGTATACACATGCGTTAAGTTGGATACAGATAGTGGTCGTTGGGTGTGGCATCAAGAAGTAGATGATTATATCATCCCTGATAGCCGTAGCACAGCACCAAAGAATGCAAATCCATGGTTAGTTCTTCGATTCAATACAGTAGACGGAGAGGATTACGGACGTGGTAGAGTAGAAGAGTTTATAGGAGACCTTAGATCACTTAATGGACTATCACAGGCTCTTGTAGAAGGCTCTGCAGTAGCTAGTAAAGTGATCTTCTTAGTGTCACCTTCAGCTACAACTAAACCACAGACATTATCTAAAGCTGGTAACGGTGCTATTATTCAAGGTAGACCAGAAGATGTAGGAGTAGTTCAAGTAGGTAAGACTGCTGACTTCCAGACAGCTTCACAGTTGATGATAGGTTTAGAAAAAAGAATCTCAGAAGGTTTCTTAATACTTAATGTTAGAGATTCAGAGAGAACTACAGCAGAAGAAGTAAGGATGACTCAGTTTGAATTAGAACAATCCCTCGGTGGATTATTCTCGCTACTAACTGTAGAATTCCTTATACCATATTTAAACCGAACGTTGTTAGTACTCCAGAGATCTAATCAAATACCTAAGCTACCTAAAGATTTAGTAAGACCAAGGATTGTAGCTGGTGTTAATCAGTTAGGTCGTGGTCAAGATGCACAAGCATTGACACAATTCATGGGTACTATAGCTCAAACATTAGGTCCAGAAGCTATACTTAAGTATGTTAATCCCGGTGAAGCTATCAAACGATTAGCTGCATCTCAAGGTATAGATGTACTTAATCTTGTTAAGACTGAACAGCAGTTACAGCAAGAAATGACCCAACAACAACAACAGCAAGCTCAACAATCTTTAGTAGATCAAGCAGGTCAATTAGCAAGTTCTCCTATGATGGATTCTTCAAAAGACCCTGATGCTAAAGGTAGAATTGATGCAATATCACAGTCAATACAACCACCTGAAGAATAAATGGCAGAAACATTAACGATTGATCCTACTCCACAAGCAGAAGTAGCAGGGGAAGCTGAAGGTGTACAACTAACACCTGAAGAACAAGATTCCCTACAAGTAGGAGAGAAGATACAAGAAGAACAAGAACAGTTATTTGCTGGTAAGTATAAGTCAGCACAAGAACTTGAAAAAGCCTATGGGGAACTTCAAAAAAAACTTGGAGAAAAAGGTAATGAAGATAGCGAGTCAGCTGGGGACACCGAACCTACTGACTCCAAAGAAGACAGTGAAGAAACGGAAGAAACTTCACAAGCTTCTCCAGAAGTTGAGTTAATAACATCAGCTTCTGATGAGTATGCTGAGAAAGGAGAACTATCAGAAGAGACATTAGCTAAGTTCTCCTCTATGAGTAGCCAAGATTTGGTTAAAGCTTATTTGGAAGCTCAAGCTAATGCACCTGCAGATAATATAACTGTTGAAGATTTATCTGACTCTTCAATAAATGAAGTAAAGAATTTTGCAGGTGGAGAAAAGGCTTATTCAGATATAGTTAATTGGGCTGGTCAGAATTTAGATAAAAAATCTATAGAAGCTTTCGATAGCATTGTTAACACTGGTAGTGTTGATGCTATTAAGTTAGCAGTATCTGGATTGAAGTCTCAGTATGATAATGCAAATGGTTATGAAGGAAAAATGCTAACAGGAAAAGCACCCGTACAACAGAAAGATGTCTACCGTAGTCAGCAAGAACTAGTTGCAGCTATGAGTGACAGAAGGTATGACAACGACCCTGCTTATAGGCAAGATGTTATTGCTAAACTAGAACGATCTGACAACTTGGAGTTTTAATATGCCAACTTATGATGAAGCAAAGCAGATGCATGAGTCTGCTACAGAAATTAAAAGACAGCAAAATTGGGAGCAGAAAAAGAAAGAGTTAAGAAAAGCAAGAAAGAAAAAACAAAAGGTTAACGACGAATCGAAGTAGTTGTATCGTGGCGACCTGAACTTTCATCATCGCCCATTAACTTACTCATTATTTTAATGAACGACACAGAAGTACTTCAACTTCAAGCACCTATTGAATACACTATGAACGACAACGCTGAACTTCAGAATGGACGCTGGGCTATGCTCGGCATTGTGGCAGCTCTAGGAGCCTACGCCACGACTGGACAAATCATCCCCGGAATATTTTAAATGAAAAAAATTTTACTAGCTTTAACAGCAACACTATTTTCTACCCCTGTATTTGCAGGCACATATCTTAACGTAGAAACAAACTCATCATCAGTTGGTTCTAACTATCAAGGCAGAGCTACTGACCTCCACATCGGTTGGGAAGGTGACGTAGGACAACTTGGATATTACATTCAAGGTGGACCTGTGTTCAACTCAGTTGATGGAGCAGATGGTGACACACAAATCTCAGGCAAACTCGGTGGTAACGTAGGAGTTACAGATAAGCTTGATGTCTATGGTGAATTCTCTTTAGTAACTGCAGACACTACCGATAACTCTTACGGTACAAAACTAGGAGTTAAATACACTTTCTAATTAAATGACTACAGCCACACTAACAAAACCAAATACTAACTGGCAGAGTTTATGTGACTGGGTTACGAGCACAGATAACCGCCTCTACGTGGGGTGGTTTGGTGTGCTAATGATCCCTGCACTCTTAACTGCTACTACAGCTTTTATTATAGCTTTCATAGCTGCACCACCAGTTGACATAGATGGTATTCGTGAACCCGTAGCTGGCTCTTTACTCTATGGAAACAACATCATATCGGGAGCTGTTGTCCCGTCAAGCAACGCAATCGGTCTTCACTTCTACCCAATCTGGGAAGCTTCAACCCTCGACGAGTGGTTGTATAACGGTGGACCATATCAACTTATTGTGTTCCACTTTCTCATCGGTATCGCTGCATACTTGGGACGACAATGGGAACTTAGTTATAGACTAGGAATGAGACCATGGATATGTGTCGCTTATTCCGCACCAGTCGCAGCAGCATTCTCGGTATTCTTGGTATACCCATTCGGTCAGGGGAGTTTCTCTGATGGTATGCCTCTTGGTATTAGCGGGACTTTTAATTTTATGTTCGTTTTTCAAGCAGAACATAATATTCTTATGCATCCAT